ACCGTCAAATGCGAAGATTAAATTATCTTTCAATGTGATTACGAAAGTGTTGTTTGACATCCCTGGACAAAGTACAATCTTGATACCTAAGTAAGTCAAAGATAAATCTTGAGTGATAAATGCATTAGTGTTACCACTAGCTACACCTAATCGGTAGATGTTAACTAATTGTGTTGGTAAATAGATACGTAGGTCAGCAGTACGTGATGCAATAGCTGCAGGTACCAAAGCAAAAGCAGCCTCTAATTTAGCACCTAATCCATTGACTCCTGAGAATGTAGTGATAACACCTGTACCACCTGAGATAACAGGATCAATTCCAGGACCAGGAGTAAGACCATTACCAAGTAAAACCTCATAACCATCACATAAAGCAAGTGCAGGAGTAGCTGATCCTACATCACCTTGCCATCTTAATGACTCAATTTGTCCGTTAACAGCGTTAGCCATTTCACTCCAATAGAAGTTAAAGAAGTTAGCTACAGAGAAATCACCGTTAGATCCTGCTGCCATCTGTAAAGATACAAATGATTGCTCAAGGTCAAACTGACATACTTGAGCCATTGCAGAAAGAGCACATACGTCTACTTCATGTGAGCTTAATTCATCTGTGTTTATGTTAGGGAAGTTACATGGAGATGCAGCCAATAAGTCTGTACCAAAAGTAACAGTACCAATTTTAGTTTTGTACTTGATACCAGGTAGAGTACGGAAGTTATCAGCAATCTCAGTACCACCTAAGTAAGCCTGTGCATAGAATGCATCAGCGTTAGGGGTTAATTCTGCACTTGGCAGAACGTTTAAATCAAATCTTAATTTACGCATTTTGTTTGTTGTTATTTTGTTGTGTTAAATTTTACAAAGTTACTTAGTCTTTGATGTGCACTCAAGGCCACATCCTCTACAATCTCCTCATCCTCTACCTCAGTAGACAATATCTCATCTAGTTGGTTACGCATCTCTGCAATCATTGCAGCTACAGCGTTCATGTGCTCATCTAATAAAGGTCGTACAATAGCAATGATAGCCTCTGCATCTACTACAGGGTCTACCGCCATTGTCTCTTCTACTGTATCCTCTTCGATTACAGTTTCTTCTAGGGCTACCTCTTCTGAGGTCTCCTCTATTTCAACATCACGTATCTCAATAACCTCCCCGTTTTTTACAACGTAGATTTTATCCATGATAGTGTGTTCTCCATCAGGTAACTTGTTCATATTTGTTTTTGTTTTTGTTTGCTCTTTTAATTTCATGCCAAGGTACCCCTCAATGGAGAAGCCTATCTGATCTTGTGCTACTAGCTCAGCATAGTATTCCTTATCAGTAATCTGGGCAGTCACCATTAGCGTACCCGAAGGTACCTCAATGCCAAATGTTGAGTAGGCCTTATCTTGTTTTGGGTTATCTACTATCCATGCCTCAAGTACGTAGGCAGGAACGGTCATAGTGGTATCATGCTCAAGGTTAAATAAGTCACGATTAACCATTTGTTTCATGAACTTACCATGAATTAGCTCTATCTCCTCTTTGGTAAACTTGACATTGTACTCCTCTTCTGTGTCCTCATCCAATCGGTATATCTCCATAGGTATCAAAGCAGGTGCAGTGATACGATACTTGAGCTCATCACTAAAGAATAACGGCTTAGCTTGGGAATTGAATGCCATGCCCTTTACTTTGATGGCAGGATTAGAGGTAAAAGCTATTTGTTCTATGCCAAGGTCCTCACCATTTTCAGCGTATGCTGGGTCAATAGTAATTGTATAGGTCGGGATTTTATCTTTAGCCATTACCTATATTAAAAAAAACGTATATTTGTTCAAATTTTATAACATGGTAACTATTTTAAACAGGGAGATTCCCAACCAAATTGAAGAGCTCACCATTGAGCAGTTTGAAGCAATCACTGATATCAACAACAATCAGGAACTTGACCCCATTGATAAGCACCTACAGGTGTTTGCATACCTAGGGATACCTGAGTCTGAGTTCTGGGATTATGATGTGGCTGACTTTGTCGGGATGGTCAGAGACTTTAACTCATCTGAGCAGAAAGACTATCCAACAGTGGAGGAGATAGAGCTTGATGGCTATGTGTACAAAGCACAATTAAAGTTAACTGTACGGGATACTAAGATGATTGAAAAGATAACAATAAAAAAAGAGAAAGGTTATGTATCTGAAATGTTAGCAGTGATGTTTAAACGTGAGGACCTTACCTCTGCTGAGCACTATGCAGATGCACACATCAAGCACAAAGCAAAGCTCATCCGTAAATTGAATGCAGCTATCTCCATTCCTTACATCATGTTTATTGCTAAAAAAATATCACAGCAAGCCAATGATCAACTTACCGAAGCAGTGGAATCAAGTAACGCTTGAGCAGTTCATTGAATTTAGCAGAATAGAAAGAGAACAGGGAGCCTACCACTACAACAGTGAGGCTCTTTCTATCTTATCAGATGAGCCTATGGAAGTCATTGAGGACCTAGATGTAGATGAGATGGCAGAACTTGTAGCAGAATCAAAGTGGTGTACCTCTGAGCCATCCAAAAATTATAAGCATGAGCTGTTGGGTATGAAGTTTAAGCCACTTAACAAGCTCACTCTTTATGAGTACATTGACCTGGACTATTATTTCACAGACAACTACGTCACAAATCTTGACAAAGTTTGTGCCATCTGCTACCGGCACAGCAAGCTAAATGAGTGGGGGGATGAGATACTAGAGCCCTATCAGTTTGACTGTAATATCAGAGCTGAGAAATTCCATGAAGTAGCTATTACAGATGTCTATGGAATAATACATGAGTTCCTGAAGTACAGGGATACATTCCTAAAAAACTATGAAAACCTATTTAGTGGGGAATTAGATGAGGACCTGAATGATGAGGAACGTAGGGAGATGGACCCTGAGGAGATTAAAGAGATAGAGAAAGAGCAGGCACAGACTAAGTGGTCTTGGGAGCAAACCATCTACGGGTTGACCAATGGGGATATTACTAAGAGTGAAATGGTAGGAGCCCTACCTCTCATCTATGTGTTTAATATCCTTTCAATGAAAAAACAATTAGACATCTAGTGGGTAGTTAGGAGAGAATCCTGGAGGAGGGTCAAGTGCCTCAAATGTGTACACCAATTTATATTGTCTTTCGAGTACCTCAACTGCCTGTACCAATGGATATTTTTTTGTTATCCATTCAGTGTACTGCCGATAAATTTCAGCAACAAGACCTGCTTCCATTAACGCATCCGTAAATTGTGCAACAAAATCTCTTGGTGCTATTGATCCCCCATTAGGGCCATAAGCATTAGCAGTCTGAGGTACCCCATTGTTCAGGAATATAAAATAGTACATGGCTATAATTTGTATCTCCAACTTTTGAAATCCTGTTATTTTAGCATTGATACGGATACTTTCTACAAGTGTACCCTCACCATCCACTACTTCCTGTCTAATGATTCTCTTAAGTATAGTGGCCATTTTCCTACGTGTAGGATATAGCACATTGAACTCACCTGTATTTGCGTAACTAGCCATACCTATATTACTTTAAGCCTCTAAAATGTTTAAAGAGGTACTGCACAATCAGTCCAATCATTCACCGTTAACGTGATATTCATAACATATCCTGCAGCATAGTCAAGTAAATCATTGTTTAATGCTTGGAATGATGGAAGCCCTATGACATCAAAGGCAAAGTCATTGCTATCCATGTAGTAAATGTACAGGTCATTCAATATCTGCTGTGTATCACTAAGGATTGTGATGATATTAGCCCTATCTTTTTGGATGATATCAAAGCAATAGATATCAAAGTTAAACTCTGAGGTGTTTTCGGTAGGGGTAACACTGACCGGCACAATAAAAACAATAGGATACTTCTCATCCTGAGTAGCAAAGTTAAAGAGCTGCTCTTTGAAATCACTACCTACTTTCATTACCTGTAAATGGTTAGTGTAGAATAGCTCAATATGATCTATGATTGCTTGTAGTGAGTTCATTATAATTCCGCGTTTTTGTTAATCTTGTTAATCTTATTCTGTACGTTGGTTACCTGGGTCTCAGATACTACAGCAGTCACAGTCATAGAGCTATTGTTAGTACCTCCTCCTGCACTCATTGTACCTCCTGCATTAGCTGAGCCAAAAAGCTGTGCTCCCTGTGGTACTTGCTGTGCTACGTTAGGGGTAGCACCTGTATCACCGCCACCACCGCCACCACCGCCTGGGGATGGAGTGCCACCTGAGGTAAGTATCTGCTTAGCCTTGGCTACGTTGGTAGCAATCTGAATGATACCTGCAGCAAATTGTGCAATACCTGACGCTCCAAAGGTAACAGCATTGGAGGGGTTAGATTGTGATGCAGCAACTAATGCTGAGATTGCCTTGGCAGTATCAATACCTATCTGTACTAATGCCATTGCCTTGTTGAACTTCTCTAGTTTCTTTTGGTCCTTGATAAAGGCAGCCCCTACATTTTGTATCCCGGTAGCTATATCTCCAGCTAAGGATATTTTGGCATCCCTTTCTTTTTTAGCATTTTCAACTTTAAGATTAGATGCATCCCGTTCTATATCTATTGTATCATCTTTGAATTTATTACTAAGAGCTAACTGTAGGGCAGCATTACCCTCTGCTAGTTTATACTCCTCATCATACTTAGTCTTGAGTGCCTGTAGTTTCTTTTGGTCGTCAGTAAGTTCAGAGTCTGCCAATGTCTTAGCTAATGTTTTCTGTTGCTTCAACTTAGCATCTGCTCTCTTCTGATTTTCTGCCTCCTCCTGATCATTGTATAATTGAGTAAGTACTTTCTTTTGCTCCTCGGTTAGTGTGGTATCTGCCAACGTCTGAGCTCTTAGCTTCTCATACTTTGTCTTAGTCATAGCGAGCTCTTTCTCAGTTCCCTCCTCCATCATCTGCAACTGTAAATCAGCTATAATCTCATTACCTTTCTTTAAGTTATCCGCTTCAATCTTAGCCTTATCTGTTGCTAGCTTATCAAGTTCCTGCTGCTGTTGCAATATAAACATCGCATTAAACTTAGCTTTCTCTTCTGCTGTTTTGGTAGCATCCGTTTTAAGGTCATTCATTAACCTGGCATACTTCTCATTTACGATAGCTACCTCTCTTGCATTGGCATCCTGTATCTGTGTAAGTTCAAAGTCTCTCAATGCCCTAGCGTTATCTAATCTTTGCTTAGCTGCCTGCTTAGCTTTCTCCCTAGCTTTCTCTGCTGCGGCTGCTGCCTTAGCTGCTGCTGCCTCTGCGGCTTCACCTGCTTTCTTTTCTGCGGCATTCTCATCTGCTATCTCTTGAGCCTTTATTAACTTGCGTTGGTTTACACCACCTCTAATTATTTTGCTTTCCTCATCTATCTGCTTGCGTAATGCTTCCCTTTTCTTTGTGGCTTCCTCACCCTCTTGATGTGCCATTGCTTCAAGGGCTTTCTTAGCTGAGGTCTTTCTCTTGATAGCTTCTTTCTCTATTGACCTAGACTTATCAAGCTCGAGCTGAGTAGTATCCTGACCTGATATCTTAGCCATGGCTATCTCTTGGTCATAGTTCTCACCTAGTAACTCAGTACGTTTCTTTGAGCTCTCTGTTATTTTCTCATTAGCCTTAACCATTCTATCTGCGTTCTCATCTGCAGCATAGCTAGTTAATCCTAGCCAATCACCTAAATCCTTTAACCCCTGAATTAATGCGTTTATAGGTATCATTAAAAAGTCAAGTACTTTCTGTAGCACCCCTATCTTATTAAGAAAGATTAGGACCACAGCTACAATAGCCACAATAACAGCCACCAATAAAAAGAGTGGGTTAGCTAGTATCTGCATTCCTAACTTTACAAAGGCTCCCCCTACTGTCTTTAAGGTAGTCATCAATCCTCCGAATGCTTTACCTAGGTCCTTAGGGTTAATGCTCCCTAATGTTTTTGCAAAGGCCTTAGACTTTTCAGCAGCACCCTCAAAGTCTAGGCTCATGAGGTCATTCTTAATAGAGCCAAAGCTATTAGATACTTGCTCAAACTTTGACCCGGAAGCAAATACATTGACCTGTTCATTAGCATCCTTGAGTTGGTCCTTTAATGCTCCTGCTCTTTCAGCTAAGACGGTCATTGTTTCGGGATCAGTAGACTCCGCTATCTGCCCCTTAAGGTCTCTAAGTTCCGCTTTGATGGCAGCTATGCCACTTATCTTTAATGGTATCTCTACTTCATTCATGTTATGGCTTGTAATATCTTATCTCAATAGGTGTGTAGAATAGCAGGTTATCTGCAAAGCCTACCCCTATTTGAGTTGTGTTAATAACTATTGAATTATTGGTTACTTCATATAGTGCTGAGATAAGGCAATCAAAAATACTATTGCTTACCATTACTACTATCTCACTTGGCAGGATGGTAGTTGCATCCCAATTTTGTATGAAGCCCTCATAATCACCTGCTCCGTTTCTCACCCAATCTATATCCCCAAAGCTAGACTCTTTGACATCTACTGTAGGGTTGGCTACACCTAATTGATTCAATAGTGCTACATAACTGTAGTAGGTAGGGGCAACAGCTATGCCATTCACCTTACCGTACACAGTTAGATTATCAGTGTAGATACCATCCTCCTCAACTGTAGCATCATCTGATACTACTACCACCTTGAGCCCCTGGTTAACATTGTTACCCTTACCGGTTACTACGCCTGACGTGCTGTTAGGTATGATGTTAGTGTTGGCAGTCTTAGTCTTAATGATAGTATCATTGGCTACTTGAGTCATGGGCCCCACACTACCTACTCCTACACCTGTAGCAAAGGGCATGAAATTGGTCTCACTATCTATACTGATTAGCTCTACCTGTGTGAGCTGATTGCTATTAGCATTGTAATCAATCACCCTGTTAATGTTCCACCAACTATTGTCAATCCTAATCTTATCATTGAGCTTTAAAGATTGGATGTCAGGCTCTTTCAGATTGAACATGGCACTCAACATCTTACCACTATTAATCTGCCCCATGGTCCGCCTCCAATATCTATTGTATAGATTGTTCTGCGTTAGGCTACTAGGCATATAGTAGTAGTATGCACAGGTAGCAAAGTTCAAGTCCCAGGTAGGGTTGAGTGGCTCATCAAAGTGACCTACATACGGGTAGCTTGTGACTCCTGTCATACCTACAGTACCATAGTCATAGATATTAAATGCTTGGCATGGCGTTAGTCCTGCCTCTGCTGTAGAGTCATATAAGATACGGATGTTAGTATCAGGCTGTGCTCCTGCTAGCATTGGAACGTATGCACCAAAGACTGTATCAATGATGGGAGTAGGGCTGAATAATACAGGCTTAGTAGTTACATCCTTGACGTACTCGTTGTCAAACACTACCTCTGCCTGCCCGTATATCTGATTGGTAGCATCTGTGTAGATAGTATTAGGTGTATCCTTATCAGGTGCATAGGTGAGTATTAGTTTCTTACTTGTTAGCTCAGGTAAGAATGATAGTGACTGCTCCCTATCCTTGGCTAGCTTGTAAGTCCAATCTACCTCTTGACCTGCATCGTAGTAATCATCCCTATGGATTAGGTTGAGCTGATTAGGTTGATTCTTATCTACATCGGCATACAGGTTAAACATGTTGAATATAGCCTTAACAAAATCATTCTGCTTTATCTTTTTAGGCACATAGTCATTCACCTCAATGGTACCACCAATGGCTACAATGTTACTGCTAGGGGTAATGCTTATCTCTGCCGAAAGTATATTGAGTGCTAGCTGTGTGTTAGGAGTGTAGAATGTAGTTAACGAAGTCTGTGCAGCATGTATCTGCATCTGTATATTTGTGAGCTGACTGAGTAGGGTAGGGCTACTAACCTGCTGAGTAAAAGCTACCGTATCAGTTGCAAATGTAGTAGTACCTACAGGTACGGATGCTGGTCCCACATGAGTAGGTCCTTGCACAATAAAGTTGTTGTATGTGTTACGATACCTCACCCTGTAGAATGGAGGTAGTGTAACTGTTGCAGGTACAGTACCCGTATTGATGAGGTCAAGGGTGTAACTTACCACCACAGTAAACTCATAGTACTGAGCATTGGCTGAGCTGATATTGAATGGGGTAGTGTATGTTCCTGTGACCGGGTCAAAGATACCTTGTGGGTCCTCTATCTCAGTTAGTCCTGTGAATGTATAGAATGGTGTTTGAGGAATTACCTGAGCAGGTGAGGTCACTGTGCTCGTTGTAGTTTTCTCTGCTCGCACCACATAATCTAAATAGTCAAAGTTATCTATACCTCCGTTGTATGGAATGATGAGCTTGTCAAACTTAGTATCACTTAGGCTAGCCCAATTATACTGAAATCCTGAATCAGCAAAGATACGATCAAAGTAAGTCTTAGCAAAGATAGCAGGCTTGAACTCCTGAGTAGTGTAGAACACATCACCACTCCCAGGTACAAAGTACTTGAAGCCATCTACCACCGTATTACTAAACCTATTCACTACATTGAATGCATCGTAGGTATGGTTAAGGTCACTGAAATCTATATCAGTTAGCTCTAGGTTATTAATGGCTGTAAAGAAATCTGCTTTACTTTCCTTAATCAATACCTCATACTCCACATGCTCCTCATAGCCATCGGTGAGCTGCACCTTTTTAACTGAGGTGAGCTGTAGGCTAGCGTTCTCCATTACAGGGATGCCATGCTGAATAACTGAGCAGGTAGTAACTGCATTGATGTCAAAGGTACCGGCTACTATGTTAACATCATAGTAGTGATTAAGTAGGTCATTGTTATTCTTACTGCCAACCAATGTAATGGTCTTAGAAAAGTTACCTTTCCTTTGAGATATATCTCTAATGTCTCCTACCTGGAAACTTAAGGGGAATGCTGTACCCTCCTTAACATCAAGGTAGCCTGTTGCTAGTTGTATCCTAACCATTTACCATGTCGTTATTAGCTAGCTTAATAGTAATGCTTTGCTTGATTAGATTCTTATTCCGTTGCTTGAATTTCTCATAGTTAGATGTCACTATGTTACAGCTCACATACTCAGTGCTTGCAGGTACATCGCAGCTCTCATCGTAGTTGCTTACCTTGAAGTATGTGTAGGGTGAGCTCACTAACTCAGTAAAGTATTGTGCCATGTCCTCATTCATCCAATCAGTATTTAGGTCAATGGTATTCTCTACACTTACATAGCTGTTAATGTAGCCTCTATCTATGAGGTCATAGGTCCACTCACTGCTAGCTATCTTACCCTCTACATCCATGTTGTACTGCTCCCTAGTTACGTTGCCTTTCTCATAGGCTCTGCCTGTAAATGCAAAGCTACCCCATGAGCCATAACGATCAAGGAATATAATGCTGTACTCTTGGGTTTGCACTCTACGATCTATGTTAACTCGATATACCTGGCTCACCTGATTGCCTGCATGCTCATAGTAATACTCATAGTATTCAGTGGTAGGGTTAATCAATGGCAGGGAGCCTGCAATAACAGTCAAGGTACCTGTGTTGTTAGGACCTACCGCATTCCCTGTTACGTGGTCTGAGGCAGTCACATTCTTTTCAAACATATCCCCTCCAGGATTGGTAAAGATAATCTTATGAGTACCTCCAGGCATAGAGCCATACACTGCATTCATCCAAAGGTCTTGAGATAAGGTAGCGTAGAAACTAAGTACAGGGATGGAAGTAAGGAACTCTTTTGTTGGGGCAGTTAGGAAGTAGTCTAGGTAATTCCATGACGGCCACTCAGTCCAAGGTAGTGCACCATTGAATACATAGTTGTTCAAGTTATTAATGATGTTATAGGTCACTGTCTTTCTCCCATCGGCATAGGTTACATCTCCGTTAATGGTTGCATTGGTAACCAATGAGAATAAACTATTAACTACAAAGAAACCTACTCCAACTGATAGCACAGTGAAGAGCCCCTCAAGGTTAGGATTAGCTACACCTAAATCTGCCTGAGTGATATTAACCTGGTCACCTGCTACAAAGCTGTTGGCTACGTTTATCTGTACGTTAAGCCCACTAGCTGTAAGGTTGCTACTGTATGAGGTAGTAGTAAGATACTCCTCCCCTACCTTGACATCATATTTGTAGTGGCTGTTAGGTGCGTTGTACACTGTGGTGTTGGTAGGGAATAAGTCAAATGATACCTTGGCCTGTAGCAACTTGGTTAGGTCTATCTCTCCATATCCTGTAGAGTAAACAGGTAGCACCCTGTACTCAGCTATCTGATTAACAGTACCTGATTCGTATACCTCAAAGATATACTTAAAGCCTCCAAGGTTTTTATTGGTGCTATCATAGATATACTTGATAGGGTTGTATGCAGGTGTGAGCACTTGAGGCTGTGCCTTTAATGTAATTGCCATACCTATATTATTCTACCCTGGTGTTTTGTTTTAGAAAGCATAGTAGCTATCATCGGTGTAGTACTCCTGCCGTATGTGAGTAGTGGCATACCTGATTGCATCCATGGCATCATCGAATAGTTTGACCGGCTCATCTGTTATGAAGTCCCCTACCTTTTTCCATTTGTAGTTCTCATACTCCCTCTTGAGTGCCTTATCATCTTGGCATATCACCCCAAAGGTCTTGAGGTTATCTATCCCTTTCTTAACTACCTTGTTAGCGTTGAGTACGTCATACCCTGCTATGTTCATCTCCTGAATAATCTCAGGCCTTGAGTAGTCAGCTAGGATGCTAACCGTTTGCTCTATGCCTAGGCTGCCTAGCTTCTCGATGAGCATGGTGGTAGTCAGGTAGCTCTCATAGATAACAGGCTCAACATAGATGTCGTTGTCACAGTAGTACACCCTCATGAGTGCGGTAGGGTGATTGTATCCGAAGTCAAGGCCATACACGTACTTGACAAACCTAGCAGGCCTATGAGCCACAAATGACCATTGGCTATAGATGTTACTCTTGCTGATTGCTTTCTCACCCAGTGCATAGATTTGATACAGTGCCTCATCCGTTCTCTTAAGGTCCTCGATTTGAGTCCTGATACTCTGAGGTAGGAATGGGTTATCCCTGTACGTTGACTTGATCATGATGCTGTCCTCCTGTGGTAGCTCATATAGCCATGAGGTTGACTCACTAGGGTTGTAGTCAAAGATTAGCTTAGACTCTGTTCTCATGTTGAGCTGAGTGAAGTCATCAAAGTATAGCTCATTGGCTTCGTTACACCATGCTATGTCCCTCTTCCTACCCCGTATCTTTTGCTCATCATCTACACTAAAGAACTCCACGATGGACCCATTAGGGAACGTGTAGATGTGCTCACTCTTGTTGTGGTCCTCCACTGAATAGATGTTGAGTTCCTTGAGTATCTCAATGAAGTCTCTGAGCACTGTAGCCCTTAGAGCAGGGAATGTCTTTCTAATGATAGATACTACCTTGTTGTTGTTCTGCAGGCAGTAGATGATAACTAACTGACAAAGGCTATATGTCTTGGAGGAACGGGACCCTCCCTCATTAATTACAAACCTTATCCCCGGGTCATTGAGTGCCTCGTAGTTTTTCTCAAATATGACTGTGCTCTTTATTTCCATGTGCTATCTGATATGCATTCATTAGCATAGCCATCTGCCTGCCATCGGTAGCTACTGCCCTCCTATCTATCCTAACCTGTACGTCTTTCATTTTGTAGATGTAATCCTCTACCACAGCACACATAAAATCAATCTGCATCAGGCCGCACTATGGTCACCTGTATGCTCTCTATCTTATCTCCCTTAGTGGTAGTGTCAACCCTCTCAGTTAAGTTGTTGAGACGTTGAGTAATGGATGCGTTGTACTGACCAACCATGCCTCCCTCTATTTGGTCCATGCGGATGGCCTCCTCTATGCGTGAGCAGATTGTGGCATACTCAGAATATCGACCATCCTTGTTACAAAAATAATCATTCACTGTCTGCCCTCTATCTGCTGCAAAAGTCCTGAAACCCACTTGAGTAAGTGGTCTCTCTAATGGAATTGCTGTAGCTTCACCTGTCTTAGTAGATAGGGAATAGGAGTATCGGGGGTTTTCTTTACACCATCTCTTGTAGGCTTCAAATAGATCCCACATTGCTTCAGGGGTCTCGATGTGTTTAGGCCTCATTAGACTCGTTCTCTACTGCTTTGTACTTCTTAGCTTTAGGCTCAGCATCTTCAAAGAGATACCCAAGGCCTACCGATGTAAGGTACTCAGCCTGTTGAGCTGTTTCCTCTGTTACTGTGAATGAGGTATCAAACCCCAAACTGTTGTACCTGGTCACATACTGACCTAGATACTCATTCTTTACTTTCTTCATATTGTGTACTAAATAACCATGCGTAATAAAGTATGACCCATATCCCAAAGGCCCTCATTGCTTGTGTGCTGTCATCTCTCAGTAGGAATGCTGCACCGGTCAAGGCAGTGAATGTAGCCAAGATACTAATTATTTGAGATAGTCTCATACCTATATTGTAATTTGCGTAAATTTTGTTTAATTTCTTTAATCAGATAGTGTGCTGATGTTACCGGTATATCAAAGTACTTAGCCATTGCTCGAGCTGTGGTGTATCCCTTATCAATATATGCCTCAAATACTATCCTGTGAACGTGGTCATCTATCTGACTGCGGTATATCTCAATCATCCCTTTGTGTGTAGAGTATATTTTATCCTCCAATATCTTAGCATGTAGATCCTGCTCATCATCTACCTCATCATTGCCGTTGTACTCCATTGAGTTCACACGATCATCCTTGTGGCTCAGTGACGTATTCCATAGTATCTGATACTTGATTGTGTTTAGTAGATAGCTCTTGACCTGGTCCTCACTATCAGCATCCTCATTGATGGTTAGCACATGCAGGTATGAGTTATTGATAACTGTATCCGCCTCGATATTACTCCCCATCTTGGTGAGAAAGTACAGGGTATAAGCCCTGACCTCATCGAAGTGGTTACTGATGTACCTGTCTAAGAGCTTTTTCATACCATACCATGAAGTCCTTGTACCACACTTTCCTCCTCACTGATGCACAAAAGCACTCCCTTGGCTGTGGTCCATCATATTTGACCCGTATCTTGTAGAGCTGAACGCAGGAATGCTTAGAATACTTTACAGCATCTGCAGTACTATCTATCTTATCAATGAGCTCTATGTCAGTTTGTTCAAACATAATTCAAGTAAATAGGCACCCAATGCTGCTTGACAGGCTAGGATAAAGTCCTGATGCCATGCCAATGTAAGCCAAAAGGCCACACACTTACTGCAACTCAATGCATCTAGTAAGGGTATGGCCCATGTGCCTGGTCTTAAAGACATGTATACCCATGTCAAGGTTGCTTGTAGTGGTTCAAAATTGCACCACCACCATGCCAAAGGTATCAATGTTAGGAGTTCCATTGCCTCAAATATACTCTAAAAAATGAGTCATAGATCTCTGTGCCTACATTTTTTCCTCTCATGAACCGGTATAGCTTGGCATAGTTGACATTCATATCCTCAGAAAGGTGAGTTAACTTGTAGCGTTTACCTAGCATTGCTGTTATCTCTCTTCTCATCCAATCGGACAGCTCCTGCTGTTCAGAAAGGTAAATCGTCACTGCTCTCAAGGTCTAAGTCTTTGGTTAGTTTATCAATAGGGCTCTGCTCAGTTTTGGAGCTGAGGCTCATAGTCCATGCTTCGATGGAGTTGAAGTACTTAATGGTGCCATCCTGTGCCTCCCATTTACGACCTCTCAGGTTGTAGCTCACCTCTACCGCATCTCCTGTCTTCAGGTTATTGGCTAGGTCACATTTGTCCTGTGTTAATTGGAACGTGACGTACTGAGGATACTCATCCTGTGACTTGAGAGTGACCTCTCTCTTCTTAAATTTGTCAGATACTGACGTTGTTGGGGTAATGAATACCACCTCTCCTTTGAATTTACTCATGGTTTTTTATGTATTTGATGTAGTTAATTGTACTTATCCATCCCCACACTATTGCAGGGGCTATTAAAATTGCTGCTAAAATAATCATTTATCTAGGTTTATGTCGTTATCATTCAGGCTACTCAATAGGAAGTCCTGTATCTTTTCTACTATCTCATACTGCTGTTCCGGTAGGTCTCCATACTTCAACATACTACGCAGCTCTGCTTTGAGCTCCCATAGTACATTTAGCATATCCTGGCCCTTGATGGCACAGTAGTGTTCTGCCTGCTCATCAGGTAGATTAAATTCAAGTGTTGCTTTCATAGGTTTCTTTGTAGTATTTTTCTGCTGTTGAATATGGCTTATCTCTTAATAAAAATGATGTGTTATAAGCCTCAATTATCTGCTCTTTCTCCATCTCTTTGGCTTGTTGGATAGCTTGTCTTGCTGAAATATCCCCATTAGTTATTTGCTCAACCAACCACTCTACTGCTGTCTGTTTCATAGTTCTTTTTTAAGTTTCTCAATATAAAGAGTAGCATCCATCAGCTCCTCCTGCAGATGGTTTAACCATCCGTTTAGATCTACATCTTTCCTATCCAGGTTAGTACCGTACTTCTGCTGCCCTCTTTCACTTCTCAAATAGTACTTAGCCATCACTGCCAATAGGATGCTATCCTCTTGTTTAATGGGATCTTGTTCGTGTGTTATGTTCATTTTATAGATATTAAGCCCCAAAATAAAGATATCTCTTTTCGTTTAGGTTTTGTTTCATGTGATGGCAATGCCATTGGGTTACTATTTAAATAATTTATCCAAAGTCTAAACATTGCACCTCTGCTCATTTTTCGTTCTCTTGCTAATTCAATAAGCATTTCTTTTTCTTCTTCAGTACATCTTAATGATATATGAGTAACAAAATTGTTATCTTTTTTAGGTCTACCTCTACCTCTACGTGTTCTTTCCATTTTACTTATTTTTTAATTGGGTTAATACTTCGTTGTAAAATTCAGTAGCTAGGATAAGCCTCTCAGCCATCTGTATCTCAATCTCTTTATCTCTTTCAAAGGTAATGGATGTGATACGCTTTTCAGGTGCAATATGATCTACATAGTGTACTGCTGCATTCTCATACTCACTCATGTTCTCAGGTGAAGTAGTTACCATGACATAGCACAGCTCAAATTTAGGCATATCATATAACCACATGTATGCTCTACCTTGCCACTCATAGTCAGATAAGTCCTTGAGCTCGTATGTAGTAGCAGGGAACGTATCTAAGGACCATGAGGTCTTAATATCTATGATGGATGTATCAGTAATGATATCACAGCATCCGGATAACCACTCATTCTCTACCCTCTCCTCATTCTTTTTGTAGTCCTCTAGCCTAACCAGGTTAAGTAAGTCAATACTGTCCTGCTCCTGTGCCAATCCTTTGGTAATGTACTTGCTGTTCAGCTCACTCCTGTACTCAAAGAAATCCTCTTTGGCTTTCTGGATGATG